TATTCGTTCTATCATGCTTGCACTGAGCTTTCATCAGATTCTGGTGATTCTAACCGCACACAGACAATAGCATTTGCAAAAGCATTGATCGTAGACTTAGCAGAAGGAGTAGTTTTTGAAACACGAAAAGCCGCAATGGATCGGGCCAAGCAGAGAATTACGCAAATTGCGGATGAATACCGTGAAGTTTATGCTACTTCTACAAGAGTCGAAAAAAGAGGTTTTATATTTGTTGGCACAACCAACAGGATGGACCAGCTCGGGGATAATACCGGAAACCGCCGATTCCTTACTATGCAGGTTCACAAGATTAGAAAACTAGATTACTTTGAGAAGCTTCAAATCATTGCTGAAGTGGTTGCAAAAGAAGATCAGCTAAGAAATTCTGCGTGGTATACGCTCCGTGTTAAAGTTGAAGATGCACCAGAAGGTCTTCGTGAAACGCATGAGCATATCACTGATGTCCAAGCACTTGTAAATACACAATTTGCTAGGCCTGATGCTATTGGCGAGTTCATTCTCAATCTTCTTGAATCAGGTGAACCTGCGCATCTACGAGAAGACATGACTAAGATGTATATCACAGCAGGATATGTCACAGCACGTACTGGAAACTCAATTGATTTCCATTCAAAGAATACAATAGCTAGAGTGCTATCATCTTTGAGTTCTTCCCCCGCGTTTCCATATAAACTAGTACAACAACGGAAACGTATTCCACAACTTGCTATTTCGCAGGAGCTTATTCCTGCTTACACGGAAGGCATATCAAATAACCAACTAATGATAAATGGGTTCATTGCCATTAAGAAGTAACAAACGTAATAACGATGTACTTGGAGAACTTAGTCGTTGTATAATGAAATACTTCAAGCGATCGTCGTTTGAAGCTCTAGGAGCTAAGAATGAAATTGACAGTAACAATCTGGAATACTGATCCTGCAGAGGGCAATAAATACTTCCACGCCAGCGATGGCGACGACAAAACAGTCATGCTCGAACATGGCTGGACGTATGTCTCAACGTATGAAATCGAGTTCGAGCCAGGTAAGCCTGATGTGAGTACTTGCATTGAGTTTCTTGAGAAGAAAATCCAGGAAACAATGGCCTTGTCGCACATTGCATGCAAGCATCTGCGTGAGAAAATCCGCAACCTGCAGGCGTTGACCTACGAGGAGACAAACCAATGAGCCTCACTCTCGGGCAACATATTGACGCCTTGTATCAAACACGTCAAGAACGTCTTGACTTGCAGGGGCAAGTAGAAGAGCTCAAAGAAAGCGAAGCGCTTATGCGTGAAGCAATCATGGTAGCTTTGCACGAAAATGGTATGGCTAAAGGCAGCGGTCTTCTTGCTACTGCTTCTATCAAGAAAAGCATCGAGCCAGTACCTGTAGACTGGGATGCTATCCATGCATATATCCGTGAAGCGGATAGATTTGATCTAATTCAAAAGCGTTTATCAGCTCCCGCATGGCGCGGACTGCTTGAATCCGGTCTTCTCGTACCCGGGACTGAACAAGTCGAAGTACGTGATCTTTCTTTGACTAAATCCACACGAGGTTAATATGGCTGAGAACCAAATCGAAAGTACTGATGCAATCAAGGACCGTATTGCTAAGCAGCTCGAGCGTCAAGCAGAAGCCGCCAATGCAATGCGTACTACGGGGAGCTATATTAGCTTCAAGAATGCCCAGTTGAAAGTCGACGGGCAACCGATTCCTAACAATACTGCAGATGTCCGAGTGCTTGCAGCAGTTGGCGAACGTACTTGGTACTCTGAAGCATTTGATGCTGATGTAGTTCAAGTGCCCACATGTTATGCCCTTGACTCAGATTCTCCGCATCCAGAAGCTGCCGAACCTCAAGCAGAAACTTGTGCAGATTGTAAGTGGAATAAGTGGGGAACAGCAGTAGATTCGCGTGGTAATCCTACTCGCGGCAAAGCTTGTCGTGAGGGTGCCAGAATCATTGTGGTGCCTTCAAACGTGCCGCTTAAGTCTGCGCCGATGTATACAGCCAAGATTCCTGTAACGTCACTTGGTGCAGTTACAGCGTTCACTTCTCGTTGTGCACAAGCATCTAAAATGTCTGGTGAATTTGTCACCCGTCTTAGTGTGACTGAAGACAAGAAAAGCTTCTTCAAAGTGCATCTGGACATCAAAGAGCATACAGTCGACCTTGATCCGATGCTGATCTTGCAAAAACAAGATCAGGCCTACGAGCTTGCTACTACTCCGTATCCTACTTTGGATGACTAATCCTCTCTCCCTCCACGCACAAGGTCGAGGCTAACTTCGCAGTTGCCATGCCACGTGCAGAGGGCTTAGCCCCTAGCTCGCAAGGCTAGGGGCCTTTTTAGGACTATACAATGCTAGTAGCACTTGATTTTGAATCTGATGCAATTGAGACTAGGCCGAAGTATCCACCAAATCCAGCAGGTCTTGCTGTGTTTGAAGATGGTTGTCTCCCATATTATATGGCATGGCGACATCCAACTATGAATAACTTCAAGTATGAAGATGCCTACTATAGGCTTAGCTGTATTCTTGAAAATGAAGATAATCAGCTTATCTTCCACAATGCACCTTTTGACTGTTCAATCATTGAAGAACAAATGGGACTAGCTGTTCCGTGGGGCCGAGTACATGACACAATGCTCCAAGCGTTTCTTCTTGATCCATTCGGTGAGCTGTCTCTCAAACCCTTGGCAGAAACACATCTTGGTGAACCCCCTACCGAGCGGGATGCAGTACGGGATTGGCTTGTGGCACATGGAATCTGTCGTGCCAATGATAAATCTTGGGGTGCTCACATCGCTAAGGCACCAGGCGATCTTGTGGGGAGCTATGCCATTGGGGATGTACGTAAGACATTGAACCTCTATAAGAAGTTCAAAGCAGAGATTGAGCGGAGGTCAACATGAAGCGAGCTTATGACAATGAGATGAAGCTCATGCCACATATTCTTGGCATGGAGCAGCGTGGTGTAAACCTTGATATTGCAAAGCTTACTACTGATGTCGACTTCTACTTTGCTAAGCTCGAGGAACTAGATGAGCAAATCTGCGAAAGAATCGGAAAGACAGTTGACGTTGACTCGAATGCATCGCTCGCAGATGCGATCGAGGCAGCGGGCCTTAGCAAAGGATTTGCAACGACACCAACAGGTAGGCGCAGCACAGCAAAAGATTCTCTTATCGGAGCAATTGGAGACCCTGAACTCCTTGGACGCTTGTTGGTACGGGGTTCAATCGCGACTTGTCTCCGCACATTCATGCACCCATGGCTCCTTCAAGCACAAAGCCACGGGAAACTTTTCATCAAGTGGAACCAAATTCGTAACTACACAGATACTGGAGCAAGAACTGGACGACTATCGTCCTCCCCCAACCTACAGAACGTGCCTGTTGTGTGGGAAGGTTTACTTGCGCAACTCACTTCTGTGGGTTATGAATTAGAGTTCCCACTACCTAATGTTAGACAGTACATAGTACCTCAAGCTGGTTATGTATTTATCGGGCGAGATTACTCGGCGCAAGAAATGAAGCTTCTTGCACACTTTACTGAAGGAGGTTTACTTGAACAACTCAAAGCTGACCCAGGAAAAGATATACACCAAATTGCAGCCGGAATTGCAAGAATCTCAAGAAAAGTTGCAAAGACACTTGGATTCGCTGTACTTTACGGTGCTGGAGTGGGACGCATCGCTGAATCGCTTAGTATCTCAGTTGGAGAGGCAACTAGCATTAAAAGAAAATACCTTGGAGCTCTCCCAGAAATTAAGCAATTTCAAGACAAGCTTACAAAAGCAGGAAGAACTGGTGGATTTGTTGAAACACTTGGGGGCCGTCAGTACTACGTTCAAACACCGGCAGTAGTTAATGGCGTGTTCAAAACATTCGAGTACAAGCTTACAAACTACATGATTCAGGGGTCTGCGGCAGACCAGACTAAAGAAGCCATGTATAGATTCTGCGAAGAAGAATGCGGTAATCTTGTGCTATCTGTGCATGATCAACTTGTAGTCGAAGTACCTCGAGATGATCTTGAGCAAGGCCGTCAAGCGCTTGCACGAGCAGTTAACGGAGCATATCAAGAAGTGCTCAAATATGAAGTTCGGTCTGATGAATCTATTGGTAATAACTTTGCGGAGTTGAAATGACT